GAGCTTGAAACATGTCCACGTGATTCGAAGTCAAAGCGCTGGCCCCCACCGCCAACGGGCCCAAAGTTGCCGAGATTTACGTCTACGGCAACATCGGTGACAAGTGGGCCGAAGACGGCGTGATTGCCAGCGAGCTGGTGCGTGAAATTGCCCTGCTGGACGCCGACGCCATCACCCTGCGCATCAATTCCTATGGCGGCAGCGTCACAGACGGCCAGGCCATCTACAACGCCCTCAAGCGCCACCCCGCACCCGTGTCGGTGCACGTTGACGGCGTGGCCATCAGCTGCGCCAGTTACATCGCCATGGCCGGCGACACCGTCACCATGGCCCAAAACGCGCAAATGATGATCCATGCCCCTTGGGGCTACGGTGGTGGCAACGCCGCCGAGATGCGCGAGCAGGCCGACATCCTGGACCGCTACGCCAAAGCCATGGCCTACGGCTACGCCGACAAATCCGGCCAAACCTACGATGAAGCCCTGGCCATCTTGACCGATGGCAAAGACCACTGGTTCAGCGCCGAAGAGGCCGTGGCCGCCGGCTTTGCCGACATCGTGGGCGCCGAGGTGGCTGTGGCCGCCAGCCTGAGCCGCACCTTTGACCTCTCCCGCTTCCAAAAAGCAGCCCAAGCCAGCGCCCCCGCACCGGCCCCGGCCCCCAAGGCCACCCCAACAACCCCCGTTTCTCAATCGCCGGCAGTCGCTGGCATCACTCAGGAGTCTCCTATGACTGCACCCGTCCCCGCAGCGACACAAGCCGCCGCCCCTTTCGCCCGTACCAAAGCCGACAACGCCCAAGTGCTCGCCATGTTCAAACCCTTCGCCGCCACCGCCGGCGTGCAGGCCTTGCAAACCGAGGTCTTGAGTGACCCCGCGTTGACCCTGGAGCAAATCCAGTCTCGCCTGCTCACTGAGGTCGGCAAAGACATCACCCCCGCCAACCCCGCCGGCGCTTACCCCGCTGTGGCCACCATCCACGACGAAACCGACAAAAAGCGTGAAGCCGCTGTTCAGGCCCTGCTGGTGCGCTCCGGTGTGGTCACCGATGCCACCGCCCGCGCCGCCCTGGCCTCCAACCCCTACCGGGGCGACAAGCTGCTGGACATGGCCAAAGCCTCTTTGTCCCGCGCTGGTATCAGCACCCAGGGCAAGAGCCAAATGGAAGTGGTTGCCGCCGCCTTCACCCAAGGCACCAGCGATTTCCCCGTGTTGTTAGAGAACACCATGAACAAAGCCCTGCAAATGGCCTATGCCAAAGCAGCGCTCACATGGAATCGCTTTTGTGCCACCGGCACCGTGAGCGACTTCCGCGCAAGCAACCGCTACCGCACCGGCAGCTTCGGCTCGCTGGACGCCGTCAACGAGCTGGGCGAGTTCACTAACAAGAGCATTCCTGATGGTGAAAAAGGCAGCATCACCGCCTCCACCAAGGGCAACATCATCAACCTCTCCCGCCAGGCCATCATCAATGACGACCTCGGCGCCTTCGTGGGCCTCTCCAACATGCTGGGCCGCGCAGCAGCCCGCACGGTTGAGGCAGACGTTTACGCCCTGCTGGCCCTGAATTCAGGCCTCGGCCCGGTCATGGGTGACGCCAAGACCCTGTTCCACGCAGACCACGGCAACATTGGCGCCGGCGCCGCAATCAGCATGGCCTCTATCGACCTGGACCGCGTGTTGATGGCCAGCCAGCTCGACGTCAGCAAAAACGACTACCTCGACCTGCGCCCCGCAGTGCTCCTGGTGCCTATCGGTTTGGGCGGTACCGCACGCAGCATCAACGACGCGCAATACGACCCCGACACCGCCAACAAGCTCCAGCGCCCCAACTTCGTCAACGGTTTGTACCGTGACATCGTGGACACACCGCGCCTCTCCGGCACCCGCCGCTACAGCTTCGCGGATGCCACCGAGGCGCCAGTGTTGGAAGTCGCCTTTCTGGATGGTGCACAAGAGCCCTACCTCGAGGTCAAAGACGGCTTTGACGTCGATGGCGCCCAGTACAAGGTCCGCCTGGACTACGGCGTTGCCGCCGTGGACTACCGTGGCGCCACTACCAACGCCGGCGTCTAAAACCCTGCAGGCCCACCCGGGCCTGCCCCCAGCCTCTAACACCATCATTTATTAAGGAGCCACACCATGGCCGGAAATTTCAAGCAAGAGGGCGACACCCTCACCCTCGCCCCCACCGCAGCTGTTGCCAACGGTGAAGGCTTTTTGTTCGGCGCTGCTTTGTTTGGCGTTGCCCTCACGGCAGTAGCCTCTGGCGTGCCAGGCCCGTTTTTGACCGAAGGCGTGGTTGAGTTGCCAAAAACCTCCGCCCTGGCCATCGCCGTGGGTGACCGCGTGTTTTGGGAGCCTGCTGGCAAGTTGGTCAACAAAACCACCACGTCGCAAACCTGCATTGGCGTGGCCGTCTCCGCAGCCTCCAACCCCAGCGCCACCGTGCTGGTCAAGCTCGGCGCCGTCACCGCCGTCGCCGCGTAAAGCATCAAACCCATGAGCGTGTTTGCGTCAGCCCTAAGCCGCGCCACAGACCGGGTCTATACCGGTTTTGGCGAGGCAGCCACCCACACCGACCGCAACGGGGCACACACCCCCTGCACGGTGCTGGTAGAGACTGACCTCACCCGCTATGGCGAGACCGCCCAGGTCAACATCAAAACCGCAGTGCTCAGCGTGCGCCTCACGCACCTGGCCGCAGCCCCCCGCGCGGGCGAGGTCTTCACCCTCACCGCCAGCGGCAAAGCCTACCGCGTAGACAGCCTGCAGGGTAGTGACGCGCTAGAGCACAAGGTGTTTGTCGCATGACCACCAGCTACACCGTCACCGCAGACCAAGACTCCATCCGTGAGGCTGTCAGCCTCTTTGAGTTTGTAGGCGGCAACACCGCAGACGCCCTGCGCATCGCCATCAACAAAGCCGCTCCCAAGATTCGCACCGTAGCCAGCCGCGCCATCCGGGATCAGGTGCGCCTGAGTGCCTCTTATGTGGGTGACCGCCTCACCGTCACCAAGGCCACCCGCGCCCGCCTGAGCGGCGCCATCAAGACCCCCACGCGCGGCCTGCTGCTCACCAGGTTCAGCACCGACGCCAGCATATCGGGCGACAAAGTCAGCTGGATACGCCCCCCGCCCGTTCCTAAGAGCGGCATCCGCGTCAAGATCAAGCCCAGCGGCGGCACCAGCGGCGCCCCTGGCCTCAACGGCAACCGCCCGTTTTACATGCGCATCAATGGCGGCCAAAACATCGCCATCGCCGCCCGCATTGGCAAGGGCCGCAAGGTCAAAGTATTCAGCGGCCCATCGCTCAGCCAGGTGTTCAACACCGTGCGCGACGGCATCATGCCCCAGGCCAGCCAAGAATTCCAAGACCAATTGATAGACGCCATGCGCTACATATTGGTCAAAAAATCACCCCCCGAGGCCCTCGCATGACCGACTCTGTCCGCGAGCGCCTGCTCACCGCCATCCTCACCGCCACCGGCGGCCAGTACGGCCTGCCCGCGCCCGAAGATGAGCGAGACCTCCCTGTCACCATCGTGCAAGACGGTGACGACGCCGCCACCGCCAGCTACGACGCCACCGAGTGCGCCATGCCCCTGAGCATTGGCCGTGCCGAGGCCGCAGCCAGCACCAACCGCGACGCTCTGCGCATGCAAGCCCACGCCGCCCTCGCGGCCATCCTCACCGCCATGCACGCGGATGAAACCTTTGGCGGCCTGGCCGCCCGGGTGGACTACAACGGCGGCGGCATCCAAACCGAGGCCGGTCGGCTCATATTTGCCGAGGCCAGCTTTACCGTCACCTACCGCCACGCACGCGGCCAGCCGGCGGTGCTGGCCTGATCCTTTTTTACCCAACCCATCCCATTTTTTAGGAGCACACCATGGGCGCACCCATCATCAGTTACGAAGCAGGCCAAACCGCCTACCCCTTTGAAGCCGCTACAGACGCAGGCGCTGCCACCGTCTTCAAGTCATCGTTCAGCCCCATCAGTAACGCCGCAGGCTCCGAGCCTGTTGTGGCGCCCTATGGCCTGCTCACCGGTGGCGCCATCACGCCGCATGCCTCAAACAGCACGGTCGCTGTGGCAGCCCTCACCGCCAGCATGGCCGGCGCCACCGGGGCCGACGCCTCCGGCACCATCGCCCTGGCTGCTGGCTCCATCGCCATCACACGCCCCGCCACCAACGTGGCCAAGGTCAACAGCATCACGGTTGACGCCACCGGCGCCCTGGCCGTGGTTGCCGGTACCGACAGCCTCAGCGCCGCATTCAGCGAGACCCGCGCAGCCGCCGGCGGCCCGCCCCTCATCCCCGTGGGTAGTATCGAAATCGGCCAGGTGCGCGTTTCCACCAGCACCGCCGCCGTGATCACCACCGCGCAAATCTACACCGTACCCGGCCTGCACGTTGAGCGCTCAGACTACCCCGTCTACGCACTGGACTACGCCACCGGTGCCATCACCTTCGCCGCCGTGCTGCCACTCATCCACACCGGCACGTTGCCCAAAAAGGTCTACATCCGGGGCGCCACACCTCTGTTTGCCCCCATTGCCAATACAAGCGACTGGGTGCCCGCAGAGTCCACGTATTCCATCAGCTCCACCAGCACCTATGACGGCCCCGTAGGCTCCGCCAGCTCCAGCCTCGGCCAAGCCAGCTTCACCGCCATCATGAAAGACGGTA